ACCGAGTATTCTTTTAGAACTCAAACAGTTTCGTAAAAAGGCCAAGAAGGATATGGCTACCGCGACGGGCTACATGAAGGAAGTATACAATGGTAAACAATTGGCTTATAAGGTTTCAATGAACTCGGTGTATGGTTTCACTGGGGCCGGGAAAGGTATTCTCCCCTGTGTACCGATTGCATCTACAACGACGTGTAAGGGTCGAATGATGATCGAAGAGACGAAAACCTACGTAGAGAAGAACTTTCCCGGTGCAAAGGTGAGGTATGGGGACACGGATTCAGTCATGGTTGAGTTCGATGTTGGTGACCGGAAGGGGGTTGAGGCTGTTGAATATAGTTGGGAAATTGGCGAACGTGCCGCAGAGGAGTGTAGTGCCCTCTTCAAAAAGCCGAACAACTTGGAGCTTGAGAAGGTGTACTGGCCTTACTTTTTGTATTCTAAAAAGCGATACGCCGCCAAGTTGTGGACCAAGGGAAAGGATGACCAGATGCATATGGACTATATTGACATCAAGGGTCTCCAGGTTGTCCGCCGCGACAACACACCTCACGTCCGCGAGGTGTGCAAAGAGTTGTTGGATGTAGTCCTCACGTCGAGCGACCCTGGTCCACCAACGGAGTTGGCTCGAGAAAGAGCTATAGAACTTCTATCTGGTGATGTTCCAAATGAAAAACTTATACTCAGCCAGGGTCTTTCGGATTCCTACAAAGTCAGTGGAAAATCAGTTTCTATCAACAGCGATGAAAGTGTGGGGATTAATCAGGCTCATGTCCAAGTGGTTGTAAAAATGCGAGAACGTAAACCCGGTTCAGAGCCCCAATCTGGTGACCGTGTTCCCTATCTCCTCACTAATACAGGTGATCGGAAGGCCAAAGCATTTGAAAAGTCTGAGGATCCCAAGTTTGTGGAGGAGAATAACATACCGGTAGATTATCATTACTACTTTGAAAATAAATTTTTGAATCCGGTGTGTGATCTTCTAGACCCCTTGTTCGAAAACACTAAACAGGAAATTTTCGGTGAAATCATTGACCAACACAAACCCCCGAAGAAAAAGAGAGAACCTGCATTGAGTACAATGAAAAAGGACCAACTCGTAGAGGAATGTAAACGATTAGGTTTAGATGAGACGGGTAAACTTGTCGACCTGAGGGGAAGATTGAAGGAGGCGAGGTTAAAGAGGGATGAAAGTATTGAAGACATATTTAAAAACTATGCACAATCTAATATATAGGATGAATATACAAGATAGATTAATTGAACTTATTGATGAAGATTTGAATCAAAGATTGAACTTGATAATGAATGATTATGTCACAATAATTTCTAAAAAACATGGCATTCCCATGGAACTACTTTTAAGAGACGTACCCAAGACAAGTTCTATATCTCTTTGTAGGGGTACAAAGTCCAATGGACAGAGGTGTACGAGAAAGGGAGCCAATAATGGATATTGTGGACATCATGCACACCAAGGAGAACGTATTAAACAACGATTGTTACCGAGTTCAAACATACATACACATGGCCCTGAGAAAATGTTCGTTAGGGGGTGTCCAGGGTGTCAGTCTCCAAACGAACTTATAGATTTGGATTGTATATTAAATAATGAGCAAATCTGATATTCTACTATCATCCATAAATACATTTTACACCGACGAAAAGAATAAAACTAAACTTTTAAATATTCTCGATAAAACATCTGGTATATCACTCCGAAATTTGGAGTGGTTTATCACCAACTATTCAAAAAAAAATAACACTTCCTATACAACCAAAGATGGAAAGTTCTTCACTGTCCACTGTGCATATAAATCCAGTCTCGATGGATACAGTAAAAAACTATTCGACCCGTTTTGCAGATCCCAAAAGTTCGGGTACACCGTTCCCGGAACATCTCATGAAATTCAAACGACTTTGGCACAGTTAAATTTCATCAAATGGTGTATCAAGAATAATATTATAGACTATATCAGTGACAATCGTTCCTTCCTATTTAATAAGCAATTGACATGAATCCACCTTCAAATGTGAACGTCTGATATCCCGTATAGTACATATGTAGAGAATATGTCTTTGTAGCTATATCAACTAGAGAACCTGGTGATGTATTTAGGGTCACCTCTATATTTGTTTTATCTGACTGTATTTGACTAAAGTCCAAGTTCCCCGATGGTTCCACATTAACCGGATTCATCGAGAAGCTATACGTGTAGATATTTCTATACGGTCTCGCCAATCTATTTTTACTTGGTATCAGATACTTGTAGTAATTATGATTTGTATTTGAAACATTGGGTAATTTTTTTCCATTGATGTAGAAACTTGCACTCTCCATAATTGGGTTAAAAAATGTTTGTAATTGATCGAAATTTACATTGGAAGAAAGGTTAAATCTATTTTGACTGTAGTAGTTTTCTTCAGGGTCTCCCAAAGGTACACCCACAGATATATTTTCATTTTCAAAATCTGTGTTCCTCAAAAACCAGTGAATACACTTTACGGGAATATTTGGAACTAGGTTGTTTTTAATGATGTTCGTATTAAGTTCACTCACCTCTGTAGGATGTTTTCTTACCAAATCTGTGACTAGTGTATGTTTTCCATTTTTTAAATAAAGTCTTTCTTCCGCACTTACAGTAATTTCTTCGGTTATCAAATTGAACGAACTCAATTGCAGGGTGTCTGTTGTTTCTGTGAAGAATGTTTGTTCATGAAACTCTAATTCAAATTCAATTTTTTGGCGAAATGCTGCACATACCGGGAAGTATGGGCGATTTGGTTTATTTGAGGAATATTCATCACTGGCATATTTCCTCGAAAAGAAAAAGTGGAGGGGTATAACTAAATCTGAATTAGAACGAGCGATAGTGGCATTTTGTGTAGATTCGTCATATCCTAAACCTCTATTTACAAGAAATCTATTGGCTACCTTTTCAGACATCTCTAAGTACAACTCATCATATATGATTCCCCAATCATCGTGAATCTTTTCAACCTCGATGTCATCCACAAACATTGTGACACTTTTGAGTAAATGTCTACCCAATTGGTCCGCATAGTTTCCATCTGTGATACCGGGCATGGTCACACTCAACCACATATTACTCAAGAGGTCCCCCATATTGGTTGGACTAAATTGAACTTTAATAGTCTGTCCGAATGGCCAATTACCAATTTGTCCAGGATTTAAAACATCTTTAACTCTATGGTACTTCCGAAACTCTGAGTGTTGTTTGGGTGATGTATAATTAAAGAAGGAGTCTTCTGGGTCTTTGGAAAGTAGGTACGTATCCTGCTTTCCAATAGCTTTTAGGGAAATCTTAGCGGCTTCACCCATGCTTACTATTGTTTATATATTTTTAATATCCATTTTCCACATTGTGAGGTGACTGGTTTTCATTATACGCTCCAAATCTTCGTTCGCGTCTTTAGCCTCCTTGAGGAGGGAGGCCACAGACTCCTCGGTATACTGCACCGTCTTGATGTTGAGGAGGTAGTCGTAGTTTCCCTCAATTTTTGGGAACGTTTGGGACATCTCAGCCTCCAAGTCCTTCTTCTTTTTCTTGAACACCACAAGGTCCCCTTCTATGACCATGGAGACAAACTTCGACTTGTGGCTACACATCGCAGCTTTCTTCTGTAACACATCTACAAGGTGTGCTTTTCGCTTCTTGTAGTGTTCCAAACGGAGTTCCACAAAGTCTTTGAGAATCTCTTCAGCATTCGCATACTTGTGGATGCCCCGAGTTGGGTGGAAGAGGTGCATGTTCGATGTGTGGAATGTCTTCTTCATCTTGAGGTCCTTCACCAAGTCCTTCCCAGTGTAGCCAAAAATCTCAAAATCCACATCCTCCGTGGTGCTGTTGTTCGTGTAGCTGTTGATCATCTTCTTTTCCACAAGTGTGTCCAGGTACTCCTTATAGTCCTGGGTCCACCTCCCGGGTGGAAGCTCAGTGACTTTGAGTCTGGAACCGGTGTCCCTGTAAATACCCTCTGTGATCCATAGACCGGCGTCATCCTTGTAGACCCGTCCCTTGAAACCCCTAAACCATGGTTTCATCTCGATAAGGTCTTCACCTTCCAAAGTTCTCTTGATGTTCTCCTTGATATCTTCGGGGTTGAATGGAGGTACGTAGCAACTGAAACCCGTACCGATACCCTCCGTTCCATTCACCAGAACCATAGGTAAGGTGGGCATGTAAAAGTCTGGTTCGATGGGGCGTCCATCATCGTCGAGGTAGTTGAGAACTGCATCATCCTTGGGATCGAAGAGTTTCCGGGCCTCTTTGGTCAACTTGGTGAAGATGTACCTCGTCTGGGATGCATCCTTCCCACCCATCAACCTGGTTCCGAACTGACCACATGGTTCGAGGAGGTTGATGTTGTTGGATCCAGTGTAGTCGTTCGCCAACTTGACGATTGTATCTGCGAGGGAGACTTCACCGTGGTGGTAGGCACTCTTTTCAGCCACATAGGCTGCCAATTGTGCCACCTTCATCTCATCCTTGAGGTTCTTCTGGAAACAGGAATACATAACCTTCCGCTGAGAGGGTTTGAGACCATCTGCCACGTGGGCGATTGATCGCTTCAGGTCTGCGAGACTGAAGTTCACCAGATCCTTGTGAACAAAGTCTGTGATGTCAAGTTGCTTCACATTCCCATAGGGAACCTCAAGTTCCGAAGCCTCCTTGGCTGTGCTGTCTAGGAGCCAGGTCTTCCGTGAATCAGCCATCTTCTTGTCAAATGCGAGAATGATCGACGTGTCAGTCATCACATCCATGTCAAACTTGACTGTGAGATCCTGAATCTTCTTGAAGTATTCCCTCGCTTCCGCAGATGTTGAGGTACCCAAACCCTTGTAGTACTTGATTTTCCACCCAGCCTTTCCAGAACCATACCAGGTTCGGAAAGCCGAGTCAGTATAAAAGGACATAGACTCCGAACCCTTCGTAGCCTTGATGATTGGGGTCACCATAGAAACGACAAATCCCAACTTGAGGAGACTCGGCCAGAAGTAGTGGATCATGTTTAGGATGAGACCCTTGATATGGGACCCGTCATTATCTGCATCCGTCATGATCATGAGCCTCCCGTAGCGGAGTTCGGAGACATCTTTGTAGTCCTTACCCTGTTGGAGACCCAAAATCTTCTTGAGATCGTTGAACTCCTGGTTAGATGAGAGTTGAGCCACTGAGACATCCCTCACATTCTTACATTTCCCACGGAGGGGGAAGACACCGTAGTGATCCCTCCCAACCACCGAGAGACCTGCGACCGCCAAGGTCTTCGCTGAATCACCCTCTGTCACGATGAGTGTACACTTCCCAGACTGCGCAGTGCCAGCCTTATTCGCGTCATCCAGCTTGGGGATCCCCGTGATCTTGGACTTCCGGGCACCGTCAGACTTTTTGAGTTCCTTCATCTCCTTAAACTTCGAGAGTGCCAGAAGTTCATCTTGAATTCCAGTCTTTAGGGCATTCTTGATGAAGTTCTTCGGGGGATCAAACTTCGAGCCAAAGTCTTGGGACTTTGAGGTGCATTCAGACTTGACCTGACTCGAGAACGTTGGGTTCTCTAGGGTCGCCTTGACGAAGATGTTGAACGTGTTCTTCACCTGCTGGGGCTTCAGTTTGATCTTCTTCGCCATGTCTTCGATAATTCCACTGGCCACTAGGGATGCCACGTGATCTACGTGGTTACCACCCTTAGTCGTGCAGATACCATTGACAAAGGATACCTGTTCCATACCATTCTCAGCTGGACCGATACACACGGACCACCTGTCAGATACGACGGAGCACACATTCTCAACACCCTCGTGCATCTTTGCGTAGGCTTCGAAGGATGTCTTTGGGAGAACATCTCCATTGAACTTGACCTTACAGTTAGGGGTCGTGCAGATGTTTGCATCCCAAACCCTCTTTTGGAAAATTTGGTAGATTGAATCGTCCATCTTGGACATTCCAAACCTCTTCCAATCTGGGGTAAAGGTGATGGACACAGATGACATGGCACCCGCGTGCTTCTTAATCTTGGGTTGATGACAGGTTGTCATATTGTTGGACCACCCCTGTGTGTAGGTCTGCTTCACTTCGTGGTCCTTGATGATCACAGAGAAATCTGAGGAGTAAATGTTAGTCAACTTGGCACCATAGCCGTTGCGACCCCCAACGACACGCTTTTGGTTGTCATCGTAGTTGGTGCTCGTGAGGAGGTGACCGAAGGTGAGTTCAGGGTTCCACAGCCCCTCCTTCTCATGCATTCGGACACCGATACCACCAAGGGGTCCATTGTTTTCGATCGTGACAGAGCCTTGGTCCTTGTCGATAGAGACGGAGATGGAGGTTACACCCTTGGGGTGGAGGGAGTTGCGGTCGATCGCATTGACGAGGATTTCATCAAAGATTTTCAAGAGAGCTGGGGAATACTTGAGATTCTTCTTGGTGAATGCATCACCTTGGAGAACCCAGTAGTGTTCCGTGCCAAGTTCAACTGGACCGACGTAGGAATCAGGTCTCTTGAGAATGTGCTCGATGTGGGTGAGCTTTTGGACGCTCTCCATTTAGATATACTTATTACAATTCAAAACTCTAACTTAGGTTTTCGATAACAATTAGGGCAC